ATATTGTATCTAAGTTTATATAGTATATTTATCTCCGGCCTAATCTCCCTAGGCCGGAGAGTTCTTAATCAGCATTCAGGAGCAATGCGTTATCTATGATGATCTGCTCCCATTCTTCGAATGCCCGATCGCGGACGCCCTGGGGAACACTGTTAGTTTTGAAATCGACGACCGTACGCCATTTCCCGTCCGGACGGTACATGCGCAGAGCTTTACTTCCCCCTTCCCTGCGCACCTCAACGTTATGCTTGTCAGCAAACTCTTGTAATGCTCGTAGCGTCCCATGCTTTACTGTGTAGTATCGCTTTTTCAAGTTTTCTCTCCAGCCTGTGCCAAGGCTTCAACTTCCAAATCGTAAGACTCAAACTCATAGTCCTGGTCGTCAACTTCTTCAGGCACTGGCAGTAAATGCCAGGCTGAGTATATCTGACCATTATCAAAACGCTCCTGGCTGTAGAGCGTCGCGGCTATGAGTGTTAGCGCCGGGCGGTCATAACGGTAAATTTTGCGAACGTCACGGTCAACGAGACGACCGAAATTACCATAACCGCGCTCCAGTAATAATTTTTTAATTTCCGGCCAGTATGGACCATAGCTGCGGTACAGGCGGGGGTTTTTCAGTAATCGCCCGCGTAGCCCTGACAGGAAGAAATCAACGTATTCGTCTTCTGTCTTTCCTAACAACGCTGTACGGAGTACCGCCTCAAGATATGTTTTATTCGGTTTTATTGTATCAGATAGTGTGGCCATATTATGCGACGCCCGGCGAACCGGGCGCTCCTGTTATGCGTATTGTTGGATGACGGCCAGAACGTCCGCCACGTTGTGTTTTGTCTCGATAATCCACCAGTTACCCGGGAAATCGCTGTTCTTCGCCTTCGCTGGCAGCCAGCGAGCGCCGAATTTCGCCTTGATTGCGTCTTTCGCACGGAAAAGAACGCCTTTCATGCCTGAGGCTTCCTGAAGCCCAAATACCTCGCCAGCGGCGAATTTTGGTGCGTACATCATCTTCAGGTCGGCGGTGGATACGCGATAATTCAGACCAAGAGACTGAGCTATGCTGGTGGCATCACCCTGTATTGATGATAACTCTTCTTGTTTCTCGTTTCTGGCGGCAATCTCTTCCTCCGTGATGTTGCCAAGGGCCAGGTTTATCCGATCAGCGTCGGCCTGTTTCTCTTCATCGGTGCGCCCGGAAAGAACCGTGTTAATTCTCTGCAATATCTCCACATGATTCTTGCGCATGCTGAGCAATTCCGGCGTAACCTCGTTAAGATCCACCAGCCCAAGGATGGCAAGGTCGGAAAACATTGATACCAGGTTGTAGGTCATGCGATAGCTGAGTTGACCATAGGCTGATGGCAACTTCACCGCATCCATTTGATAGGCATCCATAAATTTAGAGCCGTCGTTTACGACATCCGCTATTGCAGGTGTGATTTTCCCTGTGGTGGCGGCCTCCCTGATTGCTGTTACCCACGATTGAGTCAGCGCGGCGACTGCATGATTCAGATTGGCTTCCCGTTCTGCTGCGATGCGCGCGCTTGCTGCGTCCATTGCCTGCTTGATCTCGGCTTTATTGCTGTAAATGTCAATGGTGCCAAACTGTGCTGTGGTGATCTCATAATCTGACGCCCGGAACTCATTGGTACCGAAAATGGCATTGGTGACTTCAAGTTCAGAATCCCCGTTACGAGTAGCCCCCTGGCTTGTTTTTTCCGGCATTCTGGCGATCGCATCCGCTATTTTCTCCTGAATTGCTTCAGGGGATAGCGTATCTCCGTATGACGCGATTACATCGCCATAATTGGAGCCAAACAATTCAACCAGGAATGTTTCTGCCGAACGGATCTGGCGGTTATTCCCTTCCGACATCATACCAAGCACCCATTTTGCAATTGACGACTTCAGCGCGCCGTCACGGCGATCCGGGTAAACCGCATGCTTCAGTGGGTCCGTATAGGTACCAACAAAATCAATGCTATAGCCTGACTCTGTAGTCTGAACGCCGTACGAGTCAGTGATTTTGATCATGCCGCGCTGCTGGAAACGGTAGAAATCGTCACAGGAAATGATGTCGTTAATCCCGGCGATGGAGACGCCACCACTGATTTTCTGCATAACAGCATCTTCATCGGGAGTTACATCCACCTGTTTATCCAGCGTCTTCACATCCCAGTTACCCGATTTGGTGCCTTTGAAGGTAAAGATGATCTCCACGTCTGCGCGCTGGCTGTCGAAGTCCAGCGACTTAATGCGAACGATATCACCGGCACAATCGTAGTATTGGCCTACACGCCATGAGCGATCGCCGATAACAAGGAACTCACTCGCATGGTTAACCAGATCAGGATCAACATCCAGAATGCCTTTATTTATTGCATCCTCCACCAGCGGGCGCAGGCGTTTGATATCCGTCGCGGCCTTCTGAGTACGGTTCAATAATTTCTCATAGCGGGAGATGGCCTGAGAGATATTAGCCTTGCGCTGAATGGCGCTTTTCAACGACGCGCGATACTGTGCTAACAACGTACGGTCTGTGTGATGGACGCTACCCCAGCGGGCTTTCCAGTCTGCGTTATCAGCTGCTTTGGCCATTACCGCCTGTTTGAATTTAGCTACCTCGGCGGTGGTCTTTTCAAGTTCCGCTTTGCTTCGCTCTAATTCAGCGGTAAGTACCTCCACATCCTCGCCAGCTGCGTGCTGCGCCTTGATGTAATTCTGAAGGTCGATAGTAGCCTGTTCTTTCTGGCGAGCGCGTTTCGCAGCTTTCGCCTTATCCATTTGAACCTGCATCATTGCCAGACGTTCGCCGTCATCCTTCGCGGTATACATCTGCATTTCGATCATGTCATTGGCGTCGGCGTTCTCCATTTCCGACTTATCTGAACGGAGGATATCGGAGATCCAGCCTGCTTTACGCTTCAGCGTCTTCAATCGGTATTCATCGAAAGACCCCTTGCCGCAGTAGTAGTGAACGCGAACGCTTGCACGGTTGGAGCCAACTCGAGCACCGCGACCGTTACGCTGTGCGATACTGGCTGGGGTCCATGGCAACGTCAGATGATGGATGTCAGTCGTTCCTCGATGCAGGTTGATACCCACCTCTGCCTTTTTGTTGCAGATGATGATCGGAGTCCGGCCCTCCTGGAAGTCGGCTGCAATCTTTTCCAGACCGCCCAACGACATTTCATTTTGCTGCGCGATATAGGCGTCATACAGAGCCATTTGCTCGTTGTATTTCGCTATCTGTGCATCTGTTGGTTCATCCGGTAACTCTTTCGGCGGTTTAACCGCTTTCAGTTTCTTACCGGTTTTACCTGCCTCGGCAACCGTCTGAGCATTCAGGATCCCTACCTTTGAAGGTTCAAGGTTAAGAGCATTGCAGATAATGCGCTTGAGCTTCTGGTGCTGCGTTTTTTCGTCGGTGAAGATGATTTGCTTCCCTTCCGGGAAAAACTCCTTCAGCGTGGCGATCAGCTTCGCGTATTTCGGCGTAACGGGGTGAGTTACGGTCTGTTCGTCAATGCCAAACCTGGCCAGGCGCTTATTCACTTCCTGCTCGAACGCTTCCGGAACCTGCAACTGAATAAACTCGCCCTTATCTATCAGGGAGTATTGCGATTGCTGCGTGATTGAATCATCACTGTCGTCGTCTTCGCTGGTGGCTTGTTTAGGCAAACTGTCCGCCAGCTGCTGCACCGCATCGGCGTACTCCGGCAGGAAACGATAGGTGATCCGGCGATAGTACAGGTCCATGTCAGTACATACGCGGTCCATATCCCTGATTATTGAGAAGATCGGACGGGCTTTCTCGTGCTCAATCACGCCGTCTTCATTGACCGAGGTCGTAACGCCATTGTTGGCTTTTGCCGCCGCTTCCGCCTGCTGACGCAATTCTTCATACGCCGCCAGTTGTTCTTCAGTAAGTGGTGCATCCTGCTGGTGTTCGTCCAGCTCCGGGATCTCCACGGTATCCTTAACGTCTTCCGCCGTTTTAAGCGTTACCCAGCGATGGAATATACCGCGCAGCGCATCAAGGTTTTCAAAGCCCACCAGCGCCATTTTTTCTTCAACTTCACCGCTGATTTTCTGCACCGTTTCCAGCCTGGTCTTGCCGAAGAATTTAACGAAGTCATCAGGACCGTAGATCCCCATGTTCTGCCAGTATTCCTTCGGCAGAACATGAGAAAGCATGTTGTATGCATCGATCGGGGTGTTAACGACTGGCGTTGCAGTCAGGAGAACCGGCCCGCGCCCGCCATTCTTTTTCATCAGGTACGCGTTTTTAATTGCCATATCTCGCGCCGATTGCGCCACCGCGCTGGTGGGCAGATAGGCCAGTTGTGACGCTTCGCGACCATTTTTATAGCTATTGCGGTAGTTGTGACCTTCGTCAGCGATCACACTATCGAAGCCCATATCCTCAAAGTACGGATACTTCTCTGCTTTTTCGGTACCGGTATCTGAATACTCCGACAATACCCGGCGACGCGCCGCCTCTTTGCGATGGGAATCGGAATCCATTGCGCTGGCTACGCGCCCGGCGGCAACGAAGTCATAAAGCATATCCTGTGCATGCTCATCTACGGTGTCATCACGTAGAGGAATGCGGGCGTATTGTTCTTTGGTAAACACGACTGCACGGTAATTTGAGTGCGGGATCGCGTTCATCCGCGCCGTGATAGTGGCTTCATCTGCCAGCTTAAGAGCATCGCGCATAACGGGAGTGCCATCAGTACCAAGAACAGGTTTACCGTTCTCATCGAGCACCGGCACCTGGCGAATCTGATCGCCATCCATCAGCACATCAAGACCGACGAACAGGTAGTTACTGAATGCCTCTTCACTCAGGAATTCTTTTGCTTCGTAATACCAGTTTTCCAGCACTGATTTAGGCACTACATACGCAGTACGGGTGGAGCGACCGTTCTCATAGTTGAACGCCTCAAGCGCCAGCGCGGTCGTGGTTTTACCCAGCCCGGTGCCGAAGCCCAGGATGCCGCGCCCATCTTCGGACAGTCGGCGCACCTCGCTATTCTGGTAATCAAATGGCTGGCGCTTACCGCTTAATCCCTTCAACCCAAGCGGATCGCCAGAGTGTTCATACGGGATATTGCTATTGAACACATCGTTGTATTTGGTAACCAGTTCATCGTAGCGATCGTGCGTCTTGATCCACTTATTGAACTGGTCCTCAAGCAGTGCCATCTGCTCGCGGTAGCCGTTCGCCGTCGCGCTATCTTTGCCACCGATACGCGCACCATTGAGATACTTTTCCAGCTGTGCCGGGAACCCGGTCGCGTTTTCACCTGATTTACGATCCCACTCGTAGCGGATCTCGCCTGTTTCTTTATCCTTGCGCTGGACGACACCGTATCGGTGCCCGACGAACAGACCATCACCACCGTGATAGGTGTCAGAAACCATTTCGTCGCCTTCCAGCTGCACTGACTGCACATAGCGAAGATCCGGATAGCCGTTTTCCTGCAAAAATTCCAGAATGACGGAACGGTCGAACCAACGGCTATTGAGCTTAAAGCGGATATTCTCTGCTGGCGTCTTGATGCGCTTCTCTTCGATCGCTGCCAGCTGATTAAGGACGTTGTTCTTTACTGGACCGTCGGGGAGTGTGGCAAGGAATTCCTGTTTTGGTGCCACTATCTCGTTAATGTCGCCGCTGGTGGCGCGGGCGAACGGAACAATCCCGCCATACGGTGAAACCGCAATGCCAGGGGTGCTGGCCAATAAATTAAGCAACTCGTCATCACTGGCTGGCAGTTCGCCGGTAAACGCAAGGCGGAAATCATCGAGCTGGATTGGATCGCGAGTGAGATCACTGTAGAGATAACGCAGGGTGTCCTGATAGCTGGTGGAGTCATAACTGGCGCTGGAATCATGCGTAACCAGTTTTCCTGTCAGCTCGTCAGAAATAGTGCCATCCAGCTTAATTGCACCACGGAAAGCAAACCAGGCGCGCGCACCGCTCCCCGATAATTTCGCTATCGGACCGCGACCGGGGTTACCAAAACGGTCAATCTCTGCCTGCAAACTGGATACCAGAGAAAGGCGCTGCTGTTCGATTTGTTCAGCACTATGCCCGGCGGCCTTCATGTCCTGATATTCAATTAACATCCGGCCAATCATCGCCCCGCGATACAAGCGTTCACGGTATTTTTCAGGCTGGCTGTTAATCCAGTCCACCAGCTGCACCATATCGTCGCTGATTGATGTGGTGTACTTATCGCGGACATTTGCCATCTGGGTAAATGTCATGCCGAGACGGCCTTCTGTTGTAGTCAGGTTACGCTGAAGAGCCTCCCAGCTATCCGCGCCATAACTGGCAGCATCGATCTTAAGTTCCTTCCCGGCATCAGCTTCAATCCAGCGACCACCAGCATATTTTTGCCATACACCATTAATCAGGCGCATTTCCCCTTCACCAACAACGTCTGCGGTCGGTGACGGTTCAGCCATATCGAGCAAAGACCAGTCGATACGGCTTTCGAAACGATGAATCAGCTTCGCTTTAAGAGCCTGGTTATCAATCTGACCGTCGGCACGAACCTCAATACGCCCCTGGAAGCCCTTTTCCTGGGTGCCATGAACAAACCGGCGGCCATCCTTTTCAAACCACTTGCCAGAAATAAACGTTGGCCAAAGCACATTTGCCGATTCAAGAGTGCCTTCATCCACCAGGGGGATTTTCTCAGCCATCTCTGCCGGATGTTTGCGCATCAGCACCACATCAACGACTGTACTGGTCCCGTTTGCGTCAAAAGTACCGGTAGGCAAGCGGTGAGCGCCAAGAAATTCAGCTTTCCGTGATAGGCGCAGGCGTAACCGCTTCATGTTTGAACCTGAAACAATGGACGGCGGCACAATCACACACATGAATCCGCCAGGCTTTATCTTGTCCAGCATGCGGAGCATGAAGTAAGAACCCATGTCCGTTTCTTCTGCGTAAGGCTTATCGATGTTGCGTGTGTTATCACGACCGCCGAACGGAACGTTACCCACAACATGGTCGAATGAATCGTTAGGCGTGCTTATAGCCAGCTGTTCGAACGGGGAAATCTGTACGCTGTCTTCCGGGTGTAACAACTGGTTTATACGACCGGAAACACTGCTGATCTCAGTCGCGGTCATCACCGTACCAACCGGTTTTGTCTCATTAAAAACGCCGGTTCCCGCCGATGGTTCCAGAGTGTTACCTACGTCCGCGCCGTAGAGCTTCATGATCTCCCAGACACCTTCAGCGATCGACTTTGGTGTGTAATATTCGGAGACGGACCCGCCAATGCCGCCTTCACCGGTGTACCCAGCCAGGATCTGGCGCTGTTCATCTGTCAGTGTCGCGCCGTCCACCAGCGAATTAAGCAAATCTATCGCCTTCTGATTCGCCTCCCGGCGTAGTCGGTCATAGCTTTTGCCTTCCACCTTTTCCACGCCGTATCTAATCGGCGCTCGGTGAGATGTTATTGCCCTAATGTATTTCAATATTTCGCTGACACTTGAACAGCGAAACACCCCCATAGATAGCTTGTTCATTGGTAATCCTTAACAAGTGACTAGTGTTAAATTCCGTTCAAACACGATGCGAATTATTCTAATTAAGGTGCAATCTTGGCAGACAATAAAATCACGCTATCCTCGGTCAGGAAGGCGCTGGCGGGGGTTTTTAAAGACAACGGAGAACGGGACAACATCCTCCTGTCCGCGCTGGCTGTGCACGGCGGAAGGGGGTATTTGTTTTCTCGCGCAGGGGCACCGGTACAACTGTCCGGCTTCTTAGGCGGCAAACCGGGCGATAGTGGCATGGCTGGCGATGGGCTGGTGGACGGAAGTCGCTTTATCTTTGATGAAGTTCAACTGCCGGAAGACCGCTTGCAACGCTATCCGCTACTCGAAGAGATGGCGGTTTACAGCACGATCGCCACCGCGCTGAACATCCATATTACGCACGCACTCTCTTTCGATAAGAAGACCGGACAAACCTTCTCTATCGTGCCGGTACACAACGGAAACGATAGTGACTATGACGCCGCGCAGGCGTTGTGTGACGAGCTGATGAACGACATCGGGCGAACCATCAACAAAGAGGTCGCAGGGTGGGCATTTATCATGTCTGTATTTGGGGTAGCTTATGTCAGGCCATACGCCAAAGAAGGAATAGGGATCACGTCTTTTGAGTGCTCCTATTACACCCTTCCGAGCTTCATCAAGGAGTTCGAGGTCAGCGGCAACCTGGCGGGATTTAGCGGCGATTATCTGAAGGACGCGTCAGGGAAAATGGTTTTCGCCGATCCGTGGACCATTATCCCTATGAAAATCCCCTACTGGCGGCCTAAGTCAAACCTTATGCCTGTGCACACTGGCCATAAGGCTTACAGCCTGCTGGATGATCCGGAAGAGCGCACGCCGATTGAAACCCAGAATTACGGGACCAGCTTGCTCGAATACGCCTACGAGCCGTACATGAATCTGCGTTCGGCGATCCGCTCGCTGAAGGCAACGCGTTTTAATGCGTCGAAAATTGACCGAATCATCGGTCTGGCGATGAATAGTCTGGATCCGGTAAAAGCAGCCGATTATTCACGCACCATTACTCAGACGCTTAAACGAGCAGCTGACCTGATGGAAAAGCGCGCACGCGGCGCGAATAACATGCCTACGGTGACCAACACCTTGCTGCCTATTATGGGCGACGGCAAGGGACAGATGACTATTGATACTCAGACCATCCAGGCTGACATCAACGGCATTGAAGACATTCTCACCTATATGCGCCAGCTGGCGGCAGCACTTGGCCTCGATTACACCCTCCTGGGGTGGGCAGATCAAATGTCCGGCGGGCTTGGTGAAGGTGGATTTCTGCGCACGGCAATTCAGGCCGCCATGCGCGCCTCATGGATCCAGCAGGGCGTAGATGAGTTCATTCTGCGGGCTATCGATATTCATCTTGCTTTCAAGTACGGCAAGGTATACCCGGAAGGTGATCGCCCGTACAAAATCGAATTCCACTCCGTTAATACCGCTCTGCAACAAGAGCACAACGATAACCGCGACTCGCAGGCGAACTACGCCACTATCGTTACGCAAATCCTCGATGCCGTCAGCAATAACAGCGTCCTCGCCAATTCAGATGCATTCAAACGTTACCTGTTTAGCGATGTGCTGGAGATTGACGAAAAAATCTCTGAAGCACTGGTGAACGAACTGAAAGCGAAAAGCGAGGACGACGATCACCTGATGGATTCCATCATCAAAACACCGCCACAGGAACTGGCGCAAATCCTTGAATCGGTCTTTAAAGAGGGAAACGATAATGACTGATGTTTTGAAAACGGTCACTGACCGCTTTTGTCTCTATAGCAATGCTCGAAAAGGTCGCCAGAACGGGCGACAGTATGTATTAAGCGCGGTCAAGACCATGCTTGAAAGCAAGGAAACTCAGGAAGGTTTACGCCTTGGAGAGCTTTTCGGCTATTACGGTCACGGTCGCCGACAGCTGACTGGCAAACTGGAAGTACCAGAAACCAGCGTGATCATGGTGGAAGGTCGCCCGGTCGTAATCGACAATGTTCCAGCGTGCCGCACAGTGGCTATATCTGTTGACGACAACGGAATCGTTACCCATACACAGGAAATTCTTAACACAGAGCCGGGTAAAATTGTCGCCGCGATGATCGAAAGCCGAGCTGGTGGCTGGAGCTGGGCCACTGGCGGGCGTGAGTCCGGGAAAATCGCTGTAACCACCAGCTTCCATGGTGTGGATTATGTGACAACGCCGAACTATATCAGTCTGGATCATCCTGCCAGCGCCGGAATGTTTGAAAGCGCGGATTCTAAATCTCTACTGGCAGAGTCCCTGGCGGCGCATGGGTACTCCGACGAGTCAGTGCAGGCAGTTATATCCCATTACGGCAAAATGGCTGAACTGGAAATGATGGTGGAGGCGACAGAGCGTACGGCAGAACTGGAAACCGCACTACTCGAAAGCCAGGGCCGCCACCTCGAAGCAATGGCCAAGATCGCAGATGCTGAAGCGCGAATCGCTTTGCTGGAGAAAACAGCGGGTATCCGCGACGATGTGCTGGCAGCAATGCAAGACGAACTGGATAACCTCCCGATCTTCGTCTCCGCCGCCCAAAAAGACGCATTCCGCCTCAAAGAACCTGGTGATGCAAAAATCGTTGCCACACTTTTCGAATCTCTGATCAAAGTTGGCGCACGCAACCTGCCTGTCACCAAGAAAATTAAGGAGGTTCCGCAAGCGGCTAACGTCCAGGCACCGCGTGAGGCAAGCATCATCACGTTTAATAATTCAATCAATCCGTTTAAATAACCACCAAAAATAACCCCGGCGGATGCCGGGGTTCTCGTTAACTATTATCGCCTTCGCCTGCGTGCCATATATTTGCGCACCGCGCGGCGTGGACAATCTGAAGCGGTTTCTTTCTGCTGCATCAATCTTGCAGCCATGCTCAAAAATGTCAGGCACAGCCGAAGCCCAGCATACAATAGCGGTTCCAGTGGCCACGTCTCATTGAGCACATATACCGCCATGAAAATCGAGTCGAAAACTATCGCCGCCAGCGATAACTTCATTGTCGAAAGTCGGCGGAGCTGCCGGAGTTTATTCATTGACCAGTCCCGTCAGGCAAAGCTGGCGTTCTTTTTCACGGCGAATCTTTAAACCTCGCAGGGGCACGCCGTTACTGTTCACGAAATCAGGGAGATGGTTACACATATTCACCCATTCCCCTTTCTGCGCCCACTTGTGGATGGACGTTTCTACTCGCATGCCTCGCGCTTTGCTGTAGTAGGTCCGTAAGCTATTACATCCCATATTGAATGCCGCGCTTGTCATTGCACTGAAGGCATTATCGGGCATGTCTTTGCCCCGGAAGTGCTGATTAATACAGCGTTCAGCGATCAGGATATTCTTTTCCCAATCAGCGGCGATTTGCTGGTCGGTTTTTCGCACACCCGGCGTTACCCCGTGTGTATTACCGATCCCGTCAGTCCATACCCCCGCCGGGCACATGTATGGATCACGTCGGCAACCTTCAGCGTTACCAATCAGCTCAAGCCCTGCCTGGTTGGTTCGCACATTGCCATTACCCATCACGATGGTAATCATCACCGCGATAGCGCAAATTGCACCGCCTCCTGCGGCTGTTTTTCCCTTCATAAAGACCTCATAAGCGAATTTTTTACGCTCCAGGACAAACACTCATTCACAGCCAATACCGACTGACTCGATCCCTTTAGAAGGCACAGGATAATGCAAATCACTTGTTAGCTACGTTTCAAAGATATACATTATTGCTCTAATTAATTTATTTTATTAGGTAAGATAAGTGGCACAACGCGGTGTAAACAAAGTCATCCTGATTGGTACCCTGGGGCAAGACCCGGAGATCAGGTATATACCAAATGGCGGCGCGGTCGGAAGACTCAGCATCGCAACGAATGAATCATGGCGGGACAAGCAAACAGGCCAACAGAAAGAGCAAACAGAATGGCATAAAGTCGTTTTGTTCGGAAAACTTGCTGAAATTGCGAGTGAGTATTTACGAAAAGGTTCTCAGGTCTACATCGAAGGGAAACTTAAAACCCGTAAGTGGACAGATGACGCCGGTGTAGAACGTTACACGACGGAAATTATCGTCAGCCAGGGCGGCACCATGCAAATGATCGGCGCTCGCCGTGACGATTCACAGTCCTCAAATGGCTGGGGGCAATCAAACCAACCTCAAAACCACCAGCAATACAGTGGTGGCGGTAAACCTCAGAGCAACGCCAATAACGAACCTCCAATGGACTTTGACGACGATATTCCGTTTTGAATGTGTAAAAAACGACTGAAAGAAAAGCGGTGGTCCAGACGCCGACAAAAGCACGAACTCGCAAACAAACGCCAAAGTTGGCAATGGCACGCGCTTTTCACGAAAAGAACACCCCGAGATATTGCTTTCGCTGGTGGGAAAACATTCCTGACCCACCTGAAGGCGCAATACATCAGGTTTTAAGCAGAGGAAAGACTATGAATAACATGACAACGAAAGAGCTTTTGACGGCACTTCCAAAATACAAAAGCCATAAAACAGTTCGCGCCTCAAAAATCAAAGATATCGAAATTATCGCCCTAATGGATGTGGTCCTTTTTTGCAACATCGAAGTCGTTGAGCCAGAAGGGGTAAAAGTCCATGTTGATAAAATGTTTTTGCAAAAACACCGACCAGAAATTGGCGGATATCTGGTCGCTTATGAGGACGGATCTCTGTCCTATTCACCAGAAAAAACATTTGAAGAAGGCTTTAGTCGGACTAACGACTTCTTCGAAAATGGGGTATCGCTCAGTATTGAAGGTCACAATGGGGTGACATTCATTACAGCCAGGGACGTAACTATTGCTGCCAGTGGCATCATTACCACACAAGAAGAAATCGACCTTGAAGCAGCCGACTTTTCTGACGCGCTGATGTGGCTGAAGGATGGCAAGAAAGTTGCTCGACGCGGGTGGAACGGCGAAAACCAATTCTGCTGGCTGGTTCCTGAAGGACAGTACCCGGCACGAATGGAAGCCATTAAGGGATATTTCCCCGGCGACCTCGTTCCGTATGGTGCTTATTTCGCCTTAAAAAATGCACAAGGTGTAGTTGTTCCGTGGGTGCCTTCTGTATGCGACTTACTGGCATGTGACTGGTTTGTAGTGGAGTGATTTAACGTGGAAAATACTAAAGCAATTCAATACCGCCTGCGTAATGGCCAGAGTGTCGAAGTGACCATCAATAATGATGGTGTACCTGGCGAAAAGGTTTCTATCTCTGATCTGGCTATCGAAAAAACCATCATGTGCCACCTTGGCTTCACTGAAGAAGTGAGCAAAAAGCATGGTGTAGCTATCTGGCGCACAATGGATACTGGCATGCGCAGATTCATTACTGCTCGTACCCCTGGTATGACCATGATGGACCTCATGCAGATTGCGCCGCTGTTTGAGTGTGAACCTTTGGATGTATTCAGCAATCCAGCCATCTGCCAGCAGTTATATGGTGAGATGAAACTCGCGGTTACCCCCATTGTGCTGCATGAAGGATCGCTTGCTGGCGTATGGAAAGTAGAGCGAATTTCAAGCTACATGCCTTTCCACATCCATGTCAACGGCGTAATCGCAGGTGAAAATCAACCTGTTTCAGTTACAAAGTCAGACCTCAAGCGCGCAATTCTTGAAGCAAGTTGTCGAGTTATCGGCCTGGGCAAACAGTCTTATGTTTCCTTCCCGGCTGGCCCTGAAGGCCCGGCAGAAATTCTGATTATGGATGCCGATCTGCTCTGGCAAATACAGTTTCTGATTGGCAAAAGCATCATCCGCGCTGAAGAACTCGATCAGTACATTACCTGCACGATGACGGATGAAGTCAAAAGTGTGGCTATAGCCAATGCCCGGAACCTATGTCGTGCTGCATTAACAGAACTGCAAGAAAACACCACGGAAGAAGTGGAAAGCGATTAAAAAAAATCCCGCCGATTGGCGGGATTTCTTCAATATACGATCTGGTCTACATGATCCCCAAAATCATCGTCGTCATCGTCGTCGTCCTCATCGCCACCCTCTACTGCTGGCCAATCAACAAACCAGCCAGCGTAAAGATGCAGCGTTCGGAGAACATCACTTGCGGGAGCATCAAGGGTGTTAACGAATCCCATATAGCTATTGGGATTTGCCCCAGCTATGGCTTCAGCGATCATGTCCTCGGTAATGTCACCGGAGATAATGCTTAAACGCCCGGAAACTTCTTCATTATCATCAAATTCGATAATGGCATCTCCGCCTAATGGCGCTGCGATTTTAATCTGCATTATTTAGCTCCTTTGCCACACCTAATAACAGTTCCAGCAATCCGTCACCATTCATCAGTGATGCGGCAGCGGCCTCTTTGTCATGATACAACTGAAGAGCCATAGAGAATACTTCCGTTGCTGACGTTTTGGAAATAGTCGGGGATTTCTGCCGAATTTTCCCGGTGTTACTTACTGAGGCTGGCGGGTATACCTTCGCCATATAAATATTACTCAATCGAGATCTGAAGCACCATTCAGGCTTGCCACGCCCACCGATATTAACGAAAGATGGTTTATCCCCTTCAACATTGGCCTTCAGGAATGACCGGGCTTTCTCTAACAAACCAGGGTTACTGTACTCAAGATGATGACCCAGCTCGTGCCACAGTGCACTTGCATTTTCATCGTTCAAATTGACAGCAACAACACCATTAAGATTTGCATATGCCCTTCCCTGGTGGTGAACCACCTTTGATAAGGTCGAAATTTTACCGCCGGTCAGGCGATAAATATCAGCAAGTTCCTTGCGCAGGTCTATCCCACCATTCTGTCCAGCGCGGGCTTCTTCCACTTCTTCCGTGATAAAAGAGTCGGCCCACTCAAGAGCTTTTTCTTCAGATACGGATGAGTTGGCGATCGCACTGTTCATGGCAGATAACACTTTCTCGTGGACCGAACCCATACTTCGCTGATTCATTTGCCAGCGTGTCTGCGGGTTATATGAGAATCGCTTAAGTAGTTGGTCAAGCTGCTCAAGTTCTTCTTCACTGACATACTTTTTAGCCTCACCAATAATGCCAGGGAGAATATTGCCGTTAGGATTAAACGCTCGCGAAAGGAAGAGTTTCAGCGCCCCCATGCCCTCCGATGCTTCAATATCACCAATAACCCGGTTAACAATGGCCGCACACTTCGGATTAGCATCCGCCAACGCTATGGCTACGATTTGCAGGGACGATACGACCTCACGCTGCATATCAGTCCTGATCTCATCAATAAACTCTGGCGTTATGCCGTGCTCTTTAAGGATATCCCTGCCTTCCGCCGTTACCCCATCGATATCACCGACATGTTTATTAACCTGACTTTGCAATGCCTTAAATGCCTTCAGAATTCCACGGGCATCATCAGCTTTACTAACGGCCTTCCTGAATACTGGCAAGAAGTCAGAGTTAACCTCATTTTGTTGATCGGCCCACTGAATGGAGGCTTCTTTCATCTCGTCCAGAGTCAGATCACCCAACGCGGTATGGTCTGTGAATATGAGCGACAACCTCTGAACCATTTCTGCCAATGGTGATGCCGAATGCGCCGCGCTAAGGAATGCTTTCACCCTGGTTGGGCGAATGGAAAACCAGTCAATAGCTGGTGGCATATCTCCGTTTTTTATCGCCTGCGCTATCTCATCAAAGCCGTCGCGCCCAAGGGAGGATGCGTGATTTAACAATCCGCGAAGTAACGAATTGCTGATACCGAATAATCGGCACCATTTTTTTACGTCGGCAACAGGCATTCGAACAAAATGCGCAAGCACTTGTACAAGCTGTTCATCCTGGGGATCTGTGCGGGAAAGCAGCCTGATCAGATGAATAATGTCTTTGATGCCGGATGCCCGATGTAATAGCAAACTGGTATACGGAGCAACACCGTTGTAACTACCGCCGGAAACGGACTCGAAAAGACCGCCGGATATCCCTTGCATGCCTTCGTATTCCAGTTCCTGAGACACCTGGCGAAGGATATCCTGTAACGACACATCACCGCCGCCAAACATATCCCCGAGCGCCTGGCCCTGGTGCTGTAACTCATCATTGATACGTTGTGCCATCAACTTAAAGGCGGTGGCCATACGCTTCGCGCTACGGTTATTCGCGACGATAAACAACGCGAGTGCTTTCACTTCCGGGGCTGTTTCGCTGAACATATCCCCCTGAGCAATAACATCGGTAATATGTTGGCCTGACTCCTTCGATTGCCTTACCAGGTCTACCGCATCTTTCAATGCAGCCAGCGCCTTTTTATCGAGGCTATCCGCTGTTTCAATGCTATCAACGATAGTTGTCACAGCCTGCTTGTGCGCTTCTCCTGATAAAGCCTGCATCTGGACAAAATCATTGGCCGCCGCATTAAGCGCCGTCAGAACATTACGCATATCCGGATCAGGTTCTTCTGCAACCATTCTTACCAGGCGCGCATCCTTATATGCCTTGGCAAAGATCGCGTTTTGTATCCGGTCAACAAGTTGCCGTGTTGGTCGCCCATCTTCAGTTACAAGTCCAGCCGCCTGTGTGGCACCAACTTGCGTCATAAATCCGCGAATAAACGCGTCATTACTGCGGCTAAGCAGATCTCCGCTTTCTGACGGGTTAAAAAGCGCCATCATCGCCGGTGTTATGCTGTCGGCATCAACAAAAGCCTTTTCACTGGCTGCCATTTCCTGAAGATCAGAAATATTTGAGTCTTTGGCAAACTGAACGCGGTCAACCTTAGTTAACCGGCGGCGCACCAGTACCGGAGCCGTCATTGATTCAACCTTTTCAGGACGTATGCCGAATTCGCTCGCATGTTCAATCAGGTACTCCCGATACCGATCCGCATTGCCGTCCTGATAGGCTTTAATGATCCCCATGGTTCGTCCATTACCTGACTCAACGGCATTGTCCTCACCAATTATCGGCGCTCCATGGCTGGATAAACCGGAGTCGGTAAGCTGAGCAGGCCGCAAATCCTTGGATATCTGGTTAACCTGAAGAATACTGGATGCGCGGGTCCGGTCGCGCGGCTGAAGTTCCTGGGGATAGTCCGGATTAATTTTCCCGTCCAGAGTATTGGATACCAAAAGAGCTGAGGCATCGACGATATCAAACGCTGTTTTTACCTCGTCTCCCTTCGCTGTCACCACATACGAAACCCGCCCGTAATCGGGCAGGTTTTTTAGCAGCTCGATCAGCGTTTCTATGCTGGTGGCCATCACCACCTGATCGCTTAAGCTCATCCCTGTTACGCCTTATGCTGCCTCTTTAATGTTGGCGGCTATCCATGCCGCCGTGTGCTGTTTAACCTGGTCCAGGTCGATGTATGTGCCAACATATTGACTCAAATCCTGCAAGGTACCGATAAATGCATCGGTGCTCTGATCGACGAATTTATCAGCCAGGAAATCAGCAACCAGTTTTGGCACACCATCATGTACCGCAGGTTGTTTTTCCTCGCCACTACTGCCGCCGGACACACCGTACCCCATCTGTTGCATGATCTGGTCAATTTCATCGCTGATATCCAGCAACTCCATGCCACTCGCGGTAGCCGCTTTGGACATCAGAGCATCCAACTTATCGCTGAGATCCATTAACTCAATAGCTGATAGTGTCATGCCGCTACCCCCGCTTTCTGGATTGCTACCAGCAGATCAGCCAGGTGGCGAGCAGCGCCATTAACCAGCTCTTCGTTTTCCTCAAAACGCCCGGCAGCCTGAAGGGCTGCAATCGCTTCCCGGACATTACCCCGGGCGTTACGGATCTCCGCCATGTCAGTGCTTTGCATATCCATCACGTTATTGAGATATTCAATGGCTTTATTAGCCTCTGCATCTGCTTCGCTAACCGTTTCATCAGGCTGTGCCGGGGCAGGTTCTGGCTGAGTAATCTCACCGACTTCGGCCTGCAATGCATTGATCATGCTCTGCACCATTTTCTCGGTGCCAGCGCCCCCCGGAAACGCAATATTGGGGAAAGTTTTTTGAAACTGAGTTTTCAGCATTACGCGGAACTCGTCTGGTGAGCTGGTGGCCAGATCCAGAGCTTTTTGTGCATATTTGCCAAACGGACCATTAGTAAGTGTCTTCGCCAGGAAGTCGAAAGAATCCTCGCGAGGCAATAACTTCAGGTCGTACTCACTCATTTGCTGATCAGAAAGCGGGGTATCGTAAGTAGCAATGCCGTAGCGTGCATATTCATAATACGGGTCACCTTCATCAGGGCGCGGCAGAATTGCTTTGTTACCTTCAGGTATTGCGCCAGGGGCCGCCGGACGCATTTGCAAGGCATATCGATATGCACCTACAGAGACTTCTGGTTCAGGCGAAGAGCTACCGGTATCCTCCGCTGGTTCAGGTTCGACGTTTTCCGGTTTATGTTCTTCTGGTTGGACCAGATATTCCGATACATTACCCGCTTTATAGGCTTTAAACAGCTTGCCGATCGCATCTGCCATGTCCACACCCTGTATGGATTTAGCCTTGATCATGTACACGCTGCCATCCGAATCGGTTAACTGGATATACCCTTCGCCGTCCTCAATGAATTGCTTCATTGATGCTCCATTACTGAGCGTCACTTCCCCGTTCATATGCATACGATTTTTGATACTGGCAAGGCGATCCGTCAGCGCGCGCGAGTGCCCACCAGTCATCCCCGCTGGATCAATGGTATCGCGCCCACCTGTGCGATTGAGCTGATCAATCTCCGTCTGCAAACGCTCATTCTCTTCATAAAGAGAATCCGCTTCCGATGCAACAGCGTTAATTTTCTGCTCCAGATCTACCTTCTGCCCTTCTACCGCTGCCCCCTGATCCGCGAGGTCGCTCATGGCATCCTCTTTCTGGTCACTGTCAGCCTGTAGTTGGGTTATTTCATCAACCAGGGCTTTTTTCTTCTTCTGCGCACGCTGGAATTTTGCCGAGTTTTTCTCTGCAAGGTTGGCAAGTTTCATGGTGACCTGCGCCAGCGTCATATCACGTCCACTCATCGGAGCAACGGTGTGAGTAACGTCTTTTTTATTCAGTAAGAACTGGAAAGCAACCAGCGTATCGCTATTGGTGATCCGGTTTTCCGCTGTCGGGCTATGAAACAGAATGCTGATAGTCTGACCATCACTGAGCGGAATAATGGCTGGCAGGACCGGCAGCCCGTTAACGTTACGTGCCCGGCCAATTTCAGCACCGCCGATCGCGCGCGCGCCGCTCTGGGCCACCTCCCCCGTTTTATCACTCCCCGCAGAGATTCCGGTACCATTCAGCTTCTGGTTCAATGCCCGGACAAATGCCTGCATGGTCCGGTGTAACTGCAAACGAGTAGAACTAATCGCCTCCAGTAAATCCGTAGCACACCAGTGGATCGGCGTGTCATAGAAGAACGTAGCCTCGATTTCCTCCAGGGTGTTGGATTCCGTCATCAGATAGCGGTCCTCACCGGCCATTAATGCGCGATATTCATCATCAGTCACTGGCGGGGGAAGCACGTCAAGCCCAGGCTTGATCGTCACCCCTTTATTGATATTTAACTGTTCCATGTTAATTTCCTGCTTTCAGTTGCTTAAGACGACGTTTGAGTTCGCCATTCCGTGCCTTTTCGTTATTGAGTCGGCCCGTCTCCTTATCCAGCTTCGCCCGCAAATCAGTGATCTGCTGTTGATTGAAAGACACCGAATTCTGCGCGGACTTATAAGCGGCAACCACCTGAGCATTCCGCTGTTTTGCTTCTTGCAGGCGCTGAAAGTTGGATTTAACTGCCGGTTTCTTGTCTACCGGATTGGCAACACGCTTCGCTTTGGCGATCAGTGATTTCTGGAATTTTGCGGAGTTTTTGCGGGCCGCCTGTCCCATGACGGTACCAAGCGTCTTGATATCCGGCGACTGAGCGTTAGGAATAGCTTTTCCATTCAGTTTCACAGACGATATATCGCCAGTATCGTTTACCTGTATGGCAAGAATTTGTCCGTCGTTAAGAACCAGCTTTGCGGTTTTAACTTTAACGCCATCTTTCGTTGTTGCGCGGTTGCTGGAGTCAACCTCAATTACCGTAACACCGGTTTTATTGATCGCCGCGATAAGGGATTTCAGCCCCTTTTCATTAACCTGGTCAAAATCGACCGTTGCATACTTATTTTTCGTCATCTGACACATCCTGTGCGAGATTTATTACGTAACTTCTGCGGATTTGCTGAGTAACAGGGAAAATCCGATACAACGGGTTAATGAACGAGTCGCCATGCGTAACCATGACGTTGAAATGCCACAGTCGCTCTCCTTTACCCATATATTCAGTGGGTATGTACAACCATTCACTGTTTTCGCCCTGTTCAGCCGACGTCAGACAACGTTGTTCACCTTCAATCACTGTCGTCGGCTTCTGAACATCGCGGATCCAATATCTGACCGTTGCGCCGCGCAAAAACGGGAATTTAGACCGGTACTTGAACGGCACCCGGATGAAACCCGGTTTAATTTCCACATCACCAAGTTCTAAATGCGTGATGTCCTTGCGTTTTAGCAAATAGCGATCGGCTAAGGCTAACGCAAGAACGCATACACCCCAGCCAATCATTTCCCGCCTCCCTTTTTCACCAAACTTGTAAGAACATTCAGAATGCTATCGATATTCACTCGTTTCATCCCTGAAATCACCTCATGACCGTTATTGCTGGCTATCGTTACCATTAAGTACGTAATTGATAACTCCCAGCCCTCGTGTTGCCCCAATAGGTACGCCACCGCGCCAGCTGTCACTGCAACAAAGATCTCCGTAACCAATCCCAACAAATTGCCAGACTGGCGACCGTCTCGGACATCCATCAGGAACGTGCCTATCCCACCAATTACTGAAAGCAGGAGCGCAATAGCAACTGGAGCTAATTCCTGTGTGTCAAGCACAAGTTCCCTCCTACGTTGTCAGGAGGTAATGGTATGCAAAGTAACTTCTCAACCGGTCATTTGTTGCTTAAGAGGCATTTCTATTGAGGTACGAATCGATAATCCTTTGTAACTTTTCAAGAATGAGCCTGTTATTGATGCTGCAAATAATAGTCACGCAATTCTGAAGACTTTCATCCATGCCCTTATATTCCGCGAAATACATGCCAATAAAGCCTGCAAGTACGGCAGCAATACACTCGGCCATCAATTGCCTGCATGACGCTTCGTAACGTTTTTCACGAACCCCATTCAGAAACGAATGCACTCCGCCAAGGATGGTTATAAAAAATATGGTTAAATCAAACATTAAAGTAACCCCGCTTTTCAATAAAACATCATTGGGGCACGGTATGCACTTTGTGATTTCCACACACACTGGTTTCTGTTAATTAAAATCCGCAGCTTGCTATGAATAACTATGGTGAGCAGAAAATATGCTAATTGGCTATGTACGCGTATCAACAAATGAACAAAACACTGCTTTACAACGAAACGCTCTTGAAAGCGCAGGATGTGAGCTAATTTTTGAGGACAAGGCGAGCGGCAAAAAGGCTGAGCGCCCTGGGTTAAAAAAGGTACTCCGTATGCTTTCCAGAGGTGATACCCTGGTCGTATGGAAGTTAGACCGTCTTGGGCGCAGCATGCGTCACTTAGTTGTGCTGGTGGAAGAGCTGCGTGACAGAGGCATTAACTTCCGGAGTCTCACTGACTCCATCGACACCAGTACACCAATGGGGCGCTTTTTCTTTCACGTAATGGGGGCGCTGGCAGAAATGGAACGTGAACTTATTGTTGAACGTACACGAGCTGGACTTGATGCAGCTCGCGCAGAAGGTCGAATAGGTGGGCGTCGGCCTAAATACCAGGAAGAAACATGGCAGCAAATGCGGCGATTGCTGGAGAAGGGCATCCCCCGTAAGCAGGTTGCAATCATCTATGATGTGGCTGTTTCCACTCTTTATAAGAAGTTTCCGGCGTCATCATTTCAATCCTAAACCTTGGTTTAAGAGAACTCGGTACCAGCGGTGAAAAGATCCCCCTGTTGAGCACGGCTAACACATGGAGTGCGCGCCAGACTTTCAACGGCGGGATCACCGGGGCACTGACAGGGAACGCCGACACCGCGACGAAATTGAAAACAGCCATAAACATTAATGGCGTCAGGTTCGATGGTTCTGGTGACATTAATATCAATACTCTGGTATCGCGCGGTCGCGTAACGGCCTTGGAGGCGAATGCACAGGGAACATCTGGGATTCAGCTGTATGAGGCATACAACAATGGCTACCCTTCCCCCTATGGCAATGTGCTTCACCTTAAAGGTGCCACCGCTGCTGGCGAAGG